TAACCTTAGCTTTATCTTTAGCTTTATTATGTAGGGTATGTTATACCCTTTACGTACCCTTCATTAACCCTTAATATATAAAATACCCTTTTAAAATTTTTTATAATTTTTTTGTACCCCATTTTTGCCTTTTAATATAACTTTTTACTATTTCGCACTACTTTTGCGAAAGATTATGTTTTATTTTAACTAACTTGCGAACTTTCCTAGCAACGCTGAATAAACGTACTTCAATAATAATTCCTAAATATTATCTACTTATAAAATTGAACTCCATTTTGTTGTGGTTATGTGTATGGGCATAAGTAAGGCGACCCCAAAATTTGACGGTAATATAAAGATACAACAAATTTATTACATACACAAATAATTTAATACTATTTTACACAAGTTATTAACAAAGTATTTCAACAAATGTTTATAACTTATTGAGTGGTGGATTAGGTTAGTAAAAAAAAATGTGTATCTTTGCAAACATTTTGCTGTTCTCAGCTGAGAATAATTTTTTACAGCTGTAAATAATTTTTGACATAAAAAAAACACCTCGTTTTTGAGGTGCTTTTCTTTCTCTTTCTCTCTCTTTTAGAGCTGAGGTTCTGCCTGTTTTTCTAGTTTCTGAATTAACTTTCTTGCCTTGTGCTTTCTTTTGTCGGTGTATTCCCATGCTATTATTTCTAGCGCCTTATCAATTAGGTTTAATTCCTCGACTGTTAGTTTTACTTTAATCATTTTGTTTTTGTTTAATTAATATGATACAAATATAACTATTTTTTTTTACATATAAACAAAAATAAATAATTTTTTTATTGCTCAGCTGAAGACTAACAGCCACCGAATAGGGCACAAATGAATACAATAATTAACCAAAAAGTAGATAAGTTCGTGTCTTCTAGTCGTTTTTTATTGCTCATATCCTTGTACATTTATACCGTTAAAAATTATATAAGAGAGTTTTTTTTCTGTTTCGTTGTACTCTTTATGAAATAAATTTCTTTTAGTGTCTACAATGAGCCGAAAATATGCTGAGTTTTTATCCTCTAAATAATTAATATATTCTTGCGCTTCTTGTGGTAAATCGTAAAAAATATTTTCTATTTCTTCTTTTAATTCGTCTATTCTCATTTGTTTATTATTTTAATTTGTTAATATTATTTTGTGCTGATAGCCATAAAATAGCTTGATATTCAAAACCTTTTAATCCTAGCTTTTGCGCTTTCTTTATTGTAAGTGCTTTTATTTGGTTATATGCAAGTTTACCTATTTGAGCGTTTCCTATGCTTTTAAATTGCTTTAAACTTGCTCGAATGTGCCAAATATCGATAGTTAAGCTAGTTGGGTCGAGGTGGGCAATATTGCGAACAAAGTTGAACGTCTTTGGGCTTTCTTCACTTATATAAATTTTGCCTTTTGCTAATTCAAAAGCTTTGAATTTATTTTTGTGGAATGTGCAAACTTTAATATCTTCGGGGCTTTTGCCGTCTTCTATTGCCTTAAATACTTTTATAGTATCTTTTAAATTCTGTTGCCACTTGTTGCGGGGGCTTAGTGCCGATACAACACTAGCCACTTGCAAAGGTGTTGTTTTATATTCCTTTGCTACATCAACACAAAATTTATTTGCTAGTTTATACCATTGCCGACCCTCTTTTATATCCTCAGGTGTTGCAAGGTTAAAAAAGTAATCTAAATTTTTACTAATCTTTCTAAGTTCGTATTTACTTTGCTTTTTCATATTAGTATAGATTTAAAATGTTAATTAATAGCACTATTAAAAGTATAATTTTCCAAAGGTGGTAAATAAAATTATCTAGTGTAAATCTTGTTTTTTGTTTCATAGTTTTTTTTAAATTAATTATTTAGTGTATTTTTTACCGAATATATTACAAAGTATAAATTTAATTGTGTATTTCAACATAGTCAAATAAGAGTAGTTATTTCTATAAAATGACTTTAGATTTTTAATATATGTTTTCATAATTTTTTTTTTTAAATTAGTGAATATTTAAGGGCTTCTTTATATGCTTTTACAGCTTTTAAAGCTTCTATACTAAATTTATTTATTTGCTCCTTATCCTTTTCCTCGAACTCTTCCCAATTGTAATGCATATTATTTACATTATATTCTATTAAATCGAATAGGCCATTTAAATTTACACTTACATTGCACATATATTGTGCGTCGCTTAATCTTTTGTAAATTGTAGTAAAATTGTAATTTTTCATAATATTAAAATTTGTTTTGTTTCGACAAATATACAAATATTTTAATACAAAAATAAAAAACTTTCAACCCATACAAATAACTTTTTTAATATCCAAATAAAAAATAATATTTTTTTTACGTGCTGTATTTTTACAGCTGTAAATTAGTAAGTGTAAAAAAAACACTAAGTAGGGTAGGGGAGGGGAGGAGGTGGTCAGTATAAAAAATTCGGCAGACTAATGGCAGTTTCAAGGCAGTTTCAGAGCAGTTTCGCTGAGGTCAATGGCAGTTTCAACAGGTAAAAAAAATGGGAAGCAGTTTCAACACCACCTCCCATTCCAAAACAAAATTCAAAAAAACAAGTACTATGCACTAACATAATATCTTTTGCCTTTGGTTCTAATCCAAAGTAATCTATTCAATGGCACACTTCTGTATGCACTCTTATTCATATCGTAAACATTGATTAAGTCGTAGTCAGCAGGATTGTATCGTTGACCCTTTCCTGTAAGACCCTTTGTTACATTGAACCTAGCCAACATAACTCTTTTAGTTCCATCTTTCTTAATAAATTCTAGTGAGAACATTCTGTTATCGTTTCTCATCTTGTTTAGTAAATGCTTTGCTTCTTTTTGATTTATCATAATAATGTAATTAAATTCGTTATCGTTTAGTTTGTTTATCATTGGAGTATCAAAGTACCCCCCTGTATCCCCCCTATGCCCCATAGTACTCCCCCTCGAACACCCTGCGTATCTCTCTGCCGTAAGCAGTATCAAATCCGTATGACAATGCACCTTGAACATAACTTTTACGTTCTACAATATAATGAAACAAGTCATATTCGTTTACATCAAATGCTATTGCAGTATTATTTAGTGCCACCTCAAATTTGTTCTCATCTTGTCTGCACTCTCCGTAATTCTCTACTAAGTAATCTTTAATTTCTTTTGCTTTCATAATGTTTTAGTTTTAAATTCACTACAAAGATAAACTAATTTTTTTAATAAACAACAAAATAATTTAATTTATTTTACTTTGTATAGGTTTTACCTCGTAGAATCATATTGATAATTGGCTGTGACACACCATATTTGTCTGCTAATTTCGTCTGACTAATGCCACCTGCACCATATTCCTTGCGTATTGCTTCGGCTTCCTCAAGAGTGAACTTGCGCTTGGCATACCCACCACCTCTCCTGTCCTTTCTATCGTATATATTAACACTCATTTTCCAATCTTTCTATCTCAAACTTGAGATGATTAATAGTCTTTTTAATATCCTCGATATGCTTTGCCTTGTTATCCATACCCTGTTCTACCTTCTTACCTGCACGAAGCAAATATGTAACAGCAGTTCCAACATTGTACGATAAATTCCAATCCTCGACTACCTTACGTGCTTCATATCCATACACAGAGCCAATGTAATAGCTTGGTATGTTTCTCTCCTTAGCAGTTTCATTGAACAGCTTATTGTTTATTCTATCTAAGTCCTTAGCAGTTTCATTATCCATATTCCTTGTGTATTCGTAATAATATTTTGACTTCATAATTCGTTGTTAAAGTATTTATCTATCGTATCTTTTGTGTGGTCAAAGCCTTTGCAACATATTGCGTAATAACCCCTATTTAAAGCGTTCTGAATGAATAACTTTTGCTCCTTTGAGGGATAACACTTCTTGTCCTTTTTTAGCTCTATAAACAAGCCGTTGTACTTCTCGTTTGGCTCGAATATAAGCAGGTCTGATACTCCCCTCAAATAGCCTGTACGCTTTGCCTTGAGCCTTTGTGAGTAGTGCCTTTGAAATTGCCCACCCATTGTAGCAGTAAGTAGCGTATTTGGATATTGCATCTTTACATATTCTACGATAGCTATCTGCACTCGTTCTTCTGTTAACTTCGGTTGCTCTGACATTTTCTAGTTCTTTGATTCTTTTCTCATAGTCAGCACATACTTCTTTAAGAATATCCATTCGAAACTCAATATCACTAACATCATCTTTTAAATCTTTAATTGCGAATATAAGATATAAAATAGAAATAAGCAAGAGTGTTATTATTATCGTTGTCATTTCAGTCGTTTAGCTTTGTTAATAGTTTCGCCTATCATCTTCTGACTATCTCTATCCTTCTGATAATCAGTCAGTTGGCGTTGTTGTCTTTTAAGGTTTGCCTTAGCTTTGTATTCCTTGAGCCATATATTCCAATTACGGACATTGACAAAACCACCACTATCAGAGTGCCTTATTCCCTGCTCAAAAGCAAACAACACTTCCTGCATTTCCATACTTCCATAGAACCTCGACAGGTCATCTACTAGCAGTTTCGACATCATCACAATTTGCTCTGTATCAGGTTTCTGACCTAGCATCAGATAACACTTGCTCAATACATCTACACAATCAATATTGAGTTGTTCTCTATCGTTGGCAAATCTATACCATATTTGTTTAGTCTTATCCATTACATTACAATATTATCTCGTGTTTGCATTCTTCTCATATCAGCCTTATCGTAGCATACAAATCCTGTAATCATATAGTGCATATTGTACTCATTGATTTTTCTATGCTTTAGAGTAGCGTTCTCTCTCATTTGTTTTAAGTATTGCTTAGTGTATTCACTTGCTCTACTTCTATTCTTATTGTATTCGTTCCAAAATTCTTTAGTGTACTTATCCATTGTTGATTTGTGTTCTAGCTTGTTCCCAAGCGGTTAATACTTGTTTAGGTTGTGATACTTTTTGTTGTTGGGTAGTATTCTTTTCCCAAGTTCTTACAGATGCTTTCCAATCCTTCATTGCATTCTTACCTACTTTCCAACCGTTAGAAGAATAGTAGTCGTAAAACTTTTCAGCATCTACATCATTTTGCCTTTCATTGCAATAGTCAGCTACTTCTTCGATTGTTGGCTTTGCAAACCTCTTAACTTTAGCTTTAACTTTAACTATATCTTTATCCTTATCTTTATTATTAAGGGTACTTTGTACCCCTTGTGAACCCTTCATATACCCTTCAAGATTATATTTATCAAGTAATGCAATTACTGATTTATGCACATTAGAATTAGGATTCAATTCGCCATATTGAAAGTCAATAAATTCAGGAATAAACCACTTATCTCCATTGTCAAAGATAACTATCTTGTCAAGAAATGCCTGTGGCAACATATCGTATATTAGTTCTTCTCCTACTCTAATAGATGCCACCTCTATATCAACGTCCCATATTCCTGCGTGATTGCAGTCATCTAATATGTAGAACCATAGTAGCTTGTGTTGTGGCTTTAACTCCCTTAAAAAGCGTTTCTTCCACTTATCTGTATCTGTCATTCGTTTTGCCATAATGTTTTAGTTTTTGTTTTTTATTAATTCTTTCTGCAAAATATTAATCAATTCGCCTATTTCTTTACCCGTTTCTGTTTTATCGTACTCATATAAATCCTCTAATCTATATAGCAGATTGAATAATTTTTTTCTAGTTTCTTTAGTCATAATGTTTTAGTTTAATTGTTTAACACAGCAAAGATAAGTAAACTTTTTTAATTAATAACAAACTTTTTTAAGTTTTTTTATCTCTACTCTAGCCATTATCTCAATATCATTGTAACTTCCTGCTCTTGGCTTACGACCTCCAAGACTAAAACTACCCTCAAGGTTCTCAATTCGCTCATACACAATGCCATCTTCAAATGCCCAACAGATTGCCACAGGTTTGTTGGTTTTCTTTTGATGTTTCTGTAAATCTACAAGTTTGCGTATAGCCACCTGCACAGTTAAGTTGTCATCTATATTTCTGTTAGGACAACCTTTTACTTCCAATGAACCTACTGTAAATCCTTTCTTATTCTTTAGGTCATAATCAACAGAAGCAAAATCGCCCCTGTCAATAGATATAAGGTCAAATGCGTGGCAAAATAAGTCACTTGCTTTCTTCTGCCTTTCTCTATCTTTAGCAGTTTCATACTTCATAATTATTTTGTTGTCTTATGATTATCATCTATATCAATAATAGAATGCGTGTATGGACATAAGTCCTTAATCCTACGTATATTAGCTCTTATCTCCTTTCTAATGAATTCAATCTCGGTTTTGGTGCTATCTATGCCGAGAGATGCGTTGAGGGCGGCATTGGCTTGTAATAGCTTATCCACCCTCGACACATACTTTCTTTTAGTATTCGATTTCACAATCAAATGCTTTGATTAACATTCTTACCTTAAAAGGGTAAGTCTGACTCGTTTACAGTTTCAGCAGGTTTCTCTGTCTTTGCAC